GCAAATGAAATACAAAAAGCAACTGGTAGTCCTAATGTAGGTGTTTACATACAAGCAACACATGGATGTTGTGAGAACAGAGGTATTAGTGCTCACAGCAGTTTGACACAGACAACTGTGTTAAGAGGTGCTTTTAATGAGGACATGGGAACTAAAAAAGAGTTCATGGATAACATAAAACTTCAACAGGAGTATTCAAAATGATAACTGAAGGACACAATGTCAAGTAAACTAAGATATTCAGAAGCATTTTATAGTGTTCAAGGCGAAGGACGTTTTGTAGGAGTACCCAGTGTATTCTTAAGAACGTTTGGTTGTAACTTTAGATGCATGAACTTTGGTTTAGACAAAGAACCAAACAGAGCAGACAAATTGAAACAAGGGATCAAATACAATCCTGAAGTTAAACAGTTATTAGATGAAGGAATATTGGACAAAGTGGATAAATTTGAAGACTTGCCAATAATACACACAGGCTGTGACACTTATGCCAGTATATACCCCGAGTTTAAAAAGTATATGATGGACAAGACCATTGACGAAGTAGTGGATCATGTGTTATCATTAACTCCTGAAGGCAAGTGGACAATGTCTAATGGACAAGATGTACACTTTATATTAACAGGCGGTGAGCCTTTGTTAGGATGGCAAAGAACTTACATAGAATTATTTGAACATCCAAAAATGAAGGACCTGAAAAATGTTACATTCGAAACAAACACAACGCAAACTTTACACAAGGATTTTGAAGACTATCTCAGAAAACAAGACAGATTCCAAGTCACTTGGTCATGCTCTCCAAAACTTTCCGTATCAGGTGAACCTTGGAACACTGCTATCAAGCCTGAAATTGCTCTTGCTTATAATAGGATTCCTAACAGTCAAATGTATTTTAAATTTGTGGTTGCTGATTCTTCCGATGTTGATGAAGTTGCAAAAGCAGTTGCCGAGTACAATCAAGTGGGAATCAACGTTCCCGTTTATGTCATGCCACTGGGAGGAAGATCAGAAACATACAGCCTCAACACAAGAAAGGTTGCCGAACTTGCAATGGCAAGAGGATGGAGATACACACCTAGACTACACGTCGACATATTCGGAAATGCCTGGGGGACTTGATAAGATTAACACAGACAAAATGAAAATGGAGAATAAAAAATGGACATTGTAAACAAAGTTAAAGAAATATTTGTTAAAAAGAAAAAGATCGAAGTTGTTAAAGATACAGTAAAAGATCCTAAGATGACAGCATTGATGGAGGAAAAAGAAAAAGCAACCAAAGAAGGAAAGCCTTGGGTTGCTGTGTTAAACACACACATCAACAAAGACAACATTAAGAATGGTTTCTTTGAATTAGATTGGAACAATGAATTTATAGAACAGTTGATAGACGCTGGCTACAAAGGCGAATCCAACGAAGAAATAGTTGATAAATGGTTTAAAACTATTGCTAAAAACATTCTTCAAGAACAAGGACAAGATCCATCAAGAAGTGCAGGTTATATCAGCACAAAAAATTTAAGTGACGACAAGTCGGAGATCAGTTAATGTTACAAATCCATAAAAGTATGCATCCACTCACAGAGTTTTCGCCTGCATGGAATATACCTTTGTGGTTTGACAATTATAAAGATTCCCAAGGATTAATTGATATGAAACAGTGGATACTAAACAACGAAAAAAATATCATTGAGAAACACAAATCCACAACAAAAGATGACGGTGGTACAGGTTTGGGTGACGAAAGTTTGACTGCTCAATATAAAAATTACAATGTTTTCCAATTAACTAAAGACCTGCCTGCATTTCAAAATTTGTTAAAATTTTTACAAACAAGTTATGTTAATTTTATGAATGAATACAAAACACAGCCCAGAAAATGTATAATGTTTTGTTGGGCCAATGTACTTCGAAAAGACCAAGCAATAGACATTCATTGCCACGGTGCTAAACATTTTTCATATTTGAGTGGAAACTTGCATTTAGAAAAATACAACACGAAAACTGTCTATCACAATCACGTTAATCCTAGAATGGTGTATAAGACTGATAATGTAGCAGGCGGACTCACTTTATTTCCAAGTTTTATATTTCATCAAGCAGATGCACATCAGGATAACAATGAAAGAGTCAGTATAGCATTTGACTTATTTGATAAAAATTTTTATGAAGGAGATACCACTAACGCAATAGAATTTAACACATGACATACATTTTAGTAGACACAGCAAATACCTTTTTCAGAGCAAGACACGTTATCAGGGGTGATCTTGATGATAAAATTGGTATGGCGTTGCATATAACTTTGAATTCAATACGTAAAGTTTGGAGAGATTTTGAAGGAAGTCATGTTGTATTTTGTATGGAAGGAAGAAGTTGGCGTAAAGATGTTTATGCTCCTTACAAAAGGAATAGATCAGATGCAAGAGACTCTAGAAACCAAACTGAAATAGAGGAAGACGAAGTTTTTTGGGAAACATTTGATAATTTTAAAGAATTTGTTGCAAATAAAACAAATTGTACAGTGCTACAACACCCTCAATTAGAAGCAGATGATTTAATTGCAGGTTGGATTCAATCCCACCCAGATGATAAACATGTTATTGTTTCCACAGATGGTGATTTTGCACAATTGATTGCACCTAATGTAAAGCAATACAACGGTATTCAAGAAGTTACAACAACGCATGAAGGCTACTTTGATGAAAACAATAAAAGAGTAATAGACAAAAAAACTAAAGAAGAAAAGCCTGCACCTGATCCTAAATGGTTATTGTTTGAAAAGTGTATGCGTGGCGATACCAGTGACAATGTTTTCAGTGCATATCCTGGCGTACGTAAAAAAGGTACAAAGAAAAAAGTAGGATTGCAAGAAGCATTTGCAGATAGAGAAACTAAAGGTTACAACTGGAATAATCTAATGCTTCAAAGATGGGTAGATCATGAAGGGGCCGAACACAGAGTATTAGATGACTACAACAGAAACGTTACACTGTGCGATTTAACTGCACAGCCTGATGAAATAAGAAAAATTATAAATGAAACAATTGATGCCACAGAACCTAAACAAGTTGATCAAGTGGGTATCAAACTAATGAAATTTTGTGCAAAATGGGACATGCAAAGAATTGCCGATTCTCCAGAATCGTATGCAGAACCCTTAAATGCAAAATATAAAAAAGGAGATTAATGTGATGATAAAATACTTCGCCAAGCCAATATTAAATGGACGGTTTTGGATACTAGAAGAAGATGGTAGAAAACTTGGCACAATCTGTAAACAAGAAGATAGAAGATACATGTTCAGTTGTGATACAGGCACAATGATATTTGATAATCAAAAACAATTGCAGAACAAATTTACTGGCAATTGGATGTGGGGTTCTACAGTAGAACGTACCGTTGGAGAATCTCAACCAAAAGAAGTTTCTGTGTATGATTATCCTAGTAAATTTATTGCATACAATCAAATTTTTGATGTGCAAAAAAAGTTGCCACTTTTTACCAAGAGTAAAAAATCAAAAAGTTTATATTGTGCAGGATATTATATTATTCGTTTTGAGAAAGGTTGGGTAAGAAGTTTTTGTCCTAAACTTTTAACTTTAGAGAGTTATCCTTTTAGAGGACCGTTTAGAACACAATTAGAAATGAAACAGGAGTTAGCCAATGCAAACAAAACCGATTAATACAGCACCATTAGAACGTTTACTTCTACAGATAAAGAATGCTGATCAGTCACAACAAAAACAAATTACAGTCGACATTGCAGGTGCAAAGGAAATAGCATACAGTTTAGGCACAGTACTGGCTAGACTGGCAGGCAACTACGAGTCATTGCTGATTAAGCCTTCTAGTGAACAGGAAATAGACATAAAAGTAGACGGCGGCGGACTGTAAATCCAATTATATACTAATAAAACCTATACACTATTGATAAATATTGTGTATATGAGTAGACCTAAACCAACAATTTTGTTAGAAAACGTCAACAAAAGTGACTATAAATCCGAGCAGGTTTTAGCGGCTGATGCCATTTGGGCAGTTTTCTATGAAAACAAACCCTTCAATTTGAAGTCATCTAATTTATTGAACAATTATCCTGGACCTAAATACAAGAAAGTTTCATTTTCAAATCCTGGACACGCATTCAATCTAGCAAAAAAATTGAACACAATGTTCAGCACTGAAAAGTTCACGGTGGTCAAATTGACCCAAGGTGAAACTGTCAGTGAACAATGATTACCAAAGAATCTTACACCAAAATATTTCTAAAACAAGCCAATATTTCATTGGGTCAAAACACGATGAAAGAATACATGCCTGTTTGGTGGAAAAACACAAGACGTTTGGGCGGTTTGAGATTAACTGATGAAGGTTTCGAATTCATCACAGAAAAATTAGATATACAAACTTACGAAGTTCCTTTTCCTGTAGACTTTACTCTTACCACTCAGGTGATAATATTTTTAGACAAATATATTAATTGTCCTTACTACCTAGCAGAAGACGGTATTGTTGTTACCAACGAAAGAAAAGCAATGGAATTGATGTTGTTTTCAGGTGATATAAGAAAATACGGACTTAATAAAGCAATTTCTAGGCTAGAATCCTCAGAATAAGTTATCCACAGACGCTAGAACCCGCATAAACCTTGACATCTTAAAGGGTTGACTTTTGGAGTACCAGAATGTATTATTAAATTATACAACAAGTTACAAAAGGAGTACAAAATGGCAAAAGCACAACAAGACACAATAGCAACTAGACAAGTTAGCCCAAACAAGGCAAAGGCTAGTATCTTACACGCACTAAAAATTAAAAGACCAATATTTTTATGGGGAGGCCCAGGTATTGGTAAATCAGAAGTAATACACCAAATCGGTGAAAACATGAATGCTCATGTGATTGATATCAGATTAAGTTTATGGGAACCTACAGACATTAAAGGTATTCCATATTTCAATTCAAAAGAAAACACAATGGATTGGGCACAACCTTCAGAATTGCCGGATGAAAAATTGGCTAAAAAACATAAATGTATAATTCTGTTTTTAGATGAAATGAATTCTGCGGCTCCTTCAGTACAGGCGGCGGCATACCAATTGATTCTAAACAGAAAAGTTGGCACATACTCTTTACCTGACAACGTGGTTATTATTGCGGCTGGTAACAGAGAAGCAGACAAAGGTGTTGTTTACAGAATGCCGGCTCCTTTGGCAAACAGATTTATACACCTTGAAATGAAAGTGGAATTTGATGACTGGTTTGAATGGGCAGTTGACAAAAGCATCCATAAAGATGTGTTGGGTTATCTAACTTTTAGCAAGAAGGATTTGTATGACTTTGATCCTAAGTCACCAAGTCGTTCTTTTGCTACTCCAAGATCCTGGTCGTTTGTTAGTCAACTATTAACAGATGAATTGGATGAAAGCACTACCACTGACATGGTTAGTGGTGCTGTGGGAGAAGGACTTGCAGTCAAGTTCATGGCTCACAGAAAAGTGGCAGGCAAACTGCCTAATCCATCAGATATACTTGATGGTAAGATTGACACACTGAAATCTAAAGAGATAAGTGCTATGTACTCGCTTACAGTTTCATTGTGTTATGAACTTAAAGAAGCATGTGATAAAAAAGACAAGAAGTTTGACGACAAAGTTAACAAATTTCTTAGATTTATGATGGACAATTTTGATACCGAACTTGTTGTAATGGGTATCAAATTGGCACTTACACAGTATCAATTACCTATTGATCCTGATAGAGTGAAATGTTTTGATGAGTTCCATGAGAAATACGGCAAATATGTTACTGCCGCTCAATCAATAAAATAAAAGTGCTGATATTAGGGCACTTTTCGAGGTGCCCTAAACCAAAAAATGATTGACTTTAATACCAAAAAATAGTATAATTAATTATGATAGACACATTAGAAAACAAAAAACTTTCAGAA